AAGCTTGACTGTGAGGAAGGGCCATCGTGGGGCGAAGCGAAGTAGAAAAAGTTCAGGTCACGCTATGTCCTAATTGTTCTTTTGAACATGTAGTTGTACCTATGTTTAGATCTAAGTCTGATTTATATCATTGTTTACTGTGTAAGAATTCTTTTGAAAAAAGAGTCAATGGTAAAACATCTTTTATTATGATTGAACCAGAACCTGCAGTTGAGTTTGAAGCTGACTTTGAGTTATAGCAACGACAGTTATTAAACTAATAAATTGCAAGAGACACTAGATCTAATAACCTTGCATACACAATCCTTTCTTATTAAAAGGTGCCGCTGCTCCCAATAAATTATCACAACACAACAGCATTGCAATAAAAACAAAACCAAAATTCATTTTCTTGTGTATAACAACAGCATGAAAAATCTTTTTAAACTTATTACAACCTACTGGCACATGGAACCTGACGCAGATGGTGCGTTAAAACAATTTCTACAAGCCGAGTATAAGAAAGATTGGAAAGCTGCGTACTACCAGTACAAAGAAGAAGGATCTCTTCCTAATTACGTAAGAAGAACTCTATAACAAATCCTCTAACACACCTGAAGAAACACAAGTAAAGTTCATTGATACAGTCTTGTCACGTGAGATAATATCTTTTTGCACAACATCAAAGTATTGTGCACATTCCTCATAGGTATTAAATATTACTTCAGAACCCACTCGCACACATTTCTGGTCATAGCCTGCACCGACGCAGACGAAACCTAACAAGAAAAACTTCAACATTTCACACCTTGACTTTCTGCCATTTTATCTTATATTATAATAAGAAATTAGGATATGGCTTATATTATTGGAACCTTATTATTTATACTACTTATCATAAGTAAGTTTAAGTGGTTTTTAGTCATAGGCTTAATTATTATTTATTTATACGAAATAGGAGTAAATTAATGGATGCTAGTAAGTACAAATCTGTTGCCATCAAAGTCGATGTTTATAAAAAAGCACGTCCCATGGCTGAAGCGGATTATTGCACAATGGGTGGGTTTATATCGAAATTAATAGAACAAGAATCCAAGAAACGAGGAGGAAGAAATGAGCGTAGAAATATCAAATGATAAGTTGTTGGTAATGCATTTACGCAAAGCAGTCGAATATATTAGAACAGATACAGGTACTAATTTAGAAGAAACTGCAAGAGTTTTGAATAAATTTGCTGATCTCAAGCAAGGTTATATGGACCTTGCAGAGGCTGAACACGAGAAGTTTGTAACACAGGCCAAAGAGTATTCTTGGTCTGACTACAAAATGGAGGCTGTTGAAAAAGCCGAAAGAGAGAACAGCTAACGAGTTCCGGCTACGTCGACCTAGTCCGGTTAAAGCAGATGTATAGTGTGAGGTAATGAGAGACTTTGAATAGCTCTGTTCAATCATTACTGCTGCCTGGTAAGGACACATGAAAAGCTGTGGGATTCGATTCTTTATCCTTTCAGTTTCGAATCTCAGGTCGGCTGACCCTATGAATTTTCATATAAAATGTTAAGATATTCGCATGGATATCACAATGATTACAGAAGACCTAGAGGCTCTAATCTCTAGGCGTATGGTGCTTGACCTTATTGATCAGGATCAAGATTTTTTTAAGAACAAAAAAGAAAAGGTAGAAGCTCTGCGAGCTTGTGCTGATCTCTGGGACCATGAATTAGTTGGTGACACGAAGCACTTACAAGAAGCTACACGTCGATTAATTGTACAAAAAATGAGTAAGTTTAAGGAGAATAATGTGTTATCTTTCCCAAGATGATTAAAGATATTGTAACTAACGTGGAGATATTTACAAAAACGACCAGTCCGCCTGAAATGCAGGAAAAGCTTATGTATAAAGTAAGTTATAGAGATGGTAGTAGTGAAGAATTTACCCACGAAGAGTGGCACGAAATAGTGACTAGGGGTTCTGGAGCCTTGAACCAAGGCTCACCGACCGCCGCATAGTTCTATTTTTTTTCTGCTAATTGCGCCTGTAAAAGAGCAATGACTATGTACGCCTCCTCTAGTTTCTTGTTTAATTCTTCCATGATAACCTCCTTTATTTGAATAAGTGCGTACCGACTACCATATCAAAGTCCGATTTTAAAAGTCAATAAATCTTTGCTCTTGACATTTAATTTTGTTATGCTCCTAGTGGTACAAAGTTTATTAATCACGGACCAAGGAGCAGACAATGACAGACAAACCATCAATCAAAGATATAGATCCACGTAGATTTATTAAAAACCCAGGTGATCTCAAGAGACCAGAGCAAAAAAGATTTAATGATAGAAGCCCTCAGGGTCAAACAAAAGTGTATGAAGATAAAATAATGAAGATTGCTAAATCTGCTAAAAATAAAGAAAGCTTAGAAGAAGCAAAGGATCAAATCGAAAAATTTCTCAAAAGCATCAAAGGAACAATTCCAGCAGGATTAGGAAGGTTTGCAAAAAATGCAATTTTGGGTGTTAAAAAAGCAAATAAGCCAGGTGGTATTGCTAAAGAAATTAATAAAGATGGAAGATTATTTAACAAAGGTGGTCGTGTTAAGAAACAAGTTAAGAAGAAGCCGAAGGTAGCTGGTAAATTAGCGAAAAGAGGCTACGGGATTTCGAGATAAACTATGCTTTTTAGAGACGGTAAACTTGTAAACGAAAATAAAAATACTTCCTACACTCCCGGTGGAAGGGATCAGTATAAAGAGGACCGTTTTAATTACGCACAACGAGAAAAAGACAGAAATAAAAATAACAATCAAGGCGGTGTCGGTAATTTTGTTAAAGACTTTTTTGACAAAGGCAAAGCCGAAAATGTAATTACGGGTGATGACTTCGCTTCTGATTTAAAAAAAGCTTCTAAGTATCTCTACACACAACATCCTTATGCCAAAGAGTTAATGGCAAAATATAATTTAGACAATCAAGATATCGTCGATTTACGTATGGGTATGACTCAACGAGGTTTCAGTGATAAAATACGTGGTGTTTATGACAGCAAAGTAAAACCTGGATTGATGCAAAATTACACAAGGATACCTGGTTTCAAACAGTTTGGACAAGATCAAGTCATGGCAGGTTTTGAAAAAGGCATGAAATCTTCTGACATGGTCAATCCAGAATTTAATTTTTTACAACAAAAACTTTCTGAAATGCCATTTTTTCAAGGTGTAAGCGCATTGTTTGGTAGTCCTAAAGGTTCACGAGGAATGTATTATGGTAGAGAAGAGTTAGGTTTAGAGGGAGACGATTTAGAACAGTACGCCGCTTCTATTGCTAATAACCCAGAACTTTATAATCAAATGATGGCAACACCTTTAATGCAGGATTATGACTTTAATGAATTTATTTACGGGGTACGCCGAGATTTACCAGCTCAAGGTGGAGGTGGTATAGGTGCTTTACCTGCGGCTCAAAAAACTTTTGATTTTAAGGTGGATAATCCCTATTTTAACTGATGTCGCTTATATCAATTTCGGCTAATGTAGTAATTTTCTTTATCATTCCCCTAGGGACCGTGGTCCCCCGACCAAAAGATTTAGTTTTTGGAATCCAGTCCGCAACCACGGTGATAGACTCTTCTTCTTCTTTTAAAATTAACCCAAAACTCCAAACGAGAGGTGGTGGATCAAGGTCTTTTATGTCTTCTTGTTCATACCAACCAGTCTGATGTTCAATAGTATCTTCCCAATCAATCCTGACAAATTTCATGTAAATCACTATATATATTATTCTACAGAAACTAAATCTAAAACCGTCCGAAATCATCAAAATCGGTTTACATATTTACAAAGTAGTAAAAAGATATATATATCAATGCTTCCCTCTGTAAATAAGTTGTTAAACGGTTGTAAACGGACGCTTACATATTTACAAGGTTTGGCGATAAATAAGGCTTTTTCGAAGGTGCACTGCTAAAGTGAGGTAAAAAACATGCCAAAAAAAGTGCAAAAAACACACGAATTGACCCCAAAACAGGCAGAATTTGTCAATATTTTCATCGAAAAGGGCACAATTCAGAGTGCAAAACAGTGTGCAATTGATGCAGGATACTCAGAAGGTATTGCTGTGGTGATTGCCAGTAAGCTGCAAAACCCTAAATACTACCCCCATGTCGTACAGGAAATCGAAAGGCGGCGTGCAGAACTCAATAGGAGATATTCCATTTCCTATAAAACCCACATCCAAAAGCTTGCAGAACTAAGAGATAACGCTGAAGCTGCTGGTAACTTTACTGGTGCGATTGCCGCTGAGAAGTACAGAGGTATGGTCGCTGGATTGTACATAGACAGGAAAGAGATTATGCATGGAACTATTGATCAAATGTCTGTCGGAGAGGTAGAGGACAAGCTAATTGAACTCAGAAAAAAATTATCCCTTCCTGGAGAATTTGAAGTTGTTGAACAGGAAACATTACAAGGGGAATCTGTCGGAAGCGATGGCGATAGTGTACTTGTTGAAGAGGGGCAACCTAGTCTTCAAGACGATACATGATACTGGATGTGTTGACTTTGTTACGATTGACAAGCACGGCAAAGTTAATCTGTATGATGTTAAAACTAAGTCGATACGCACGACGGGTAAGAGAAAAGGTCATTACATTAGTAGGCCTAGAACAAATTTGCAGGTTAAACTGGATGTCAATATCATGTATGTTGATCTTGAAACAGGAGATGTTCAGGTCGTAAAGCATGTCAGAAGAACGTAATCTTTGGGCACAAGTCAAACGCAACACTAAAGGTGTTGTATGGACACGAATTGAATCGAACACAGGTCTTGGAATCCCTGATTTATTTGGGTTTTATAAACGTCCATTTTGGCTAGAGTTAAAGGTAATAGTGAATAACCGTTTGAACTTTTCTGCGCATCAGATTGCCTGGATAAACAGGCATTATTCTATTGGCTGTCCAGTATTTGTACTTGCCAGAGACCCTCTTCCGAAGACGACCAAATTATTCTCAGGGTCCATTGTTCGTGACCCGAAGTCCATTGCTGGTAAACCTTCCCTATGCTCCATTGACCCCGGAACCAGAGCAGCCGGCTGGGAGATGGTGATGCACCTGCTGGCATCCTGGACTCCTGACGTAAGCTCATCTGCCCGTCTCCATTAGTCCATTGCTCTAAAGCCATTTTCCATTGCCCTACATTACTAAAAGCTGCAGCCAGACCAGGATGCCGTAGAGCTGGATCAGGATTACCTGCTGGTTGACAGCAGAGGTACAGTGTGCTACTGCATTACTATTCCTTCTTTGTTTTTGTTAGCCAAACACAAAAACGAATCGGCGACCTGATGTCCTCGGGTCGCCACCTTTCCATTCTCCATTACTATTACTTCTTCTATAAAGGGTTTGAATTAAAGCAGGAGCTGTCCAGCCCAGGATGCACCTGACTGTTGTGTAAAAAAACTTACATTAGCTCTTGACATCCTAACTAAATGGGAGTATGTATATTATATAAAGCCGATGAAGGAGGAAAGATGAAAAAATATAAATACGATCATATTATCCATTTGCTATTAAACAAACATGGCTGGGTGCGTGTGCCTTGGTTCGTGAGTCTGCAGGAGATGTCCGATGCCCGTTGAGTTTAAAGAAGACTCCATTCGTGAATGGATTAATAACAACCTGGACGAGAGTGCCATCGCTGATGTGGTCCTACACGGATGCCAGGGGGGAACGATCTCTGAACTAATATACTACGCAGATACGTCTGCGTTTTACGAAAAATACAAAGAGGAGATTTGGGAAAGATTGTGGAACTCTTACACGGACATGGGTGCCGAATCTATTCTCCATTACATATCTACATTTAACGGAGCGAAGGACGTGGGCAGTGATCTGCAGTTTTCCAACCTGCTGGCCTGGTACGCTGCTGAGGAGATGTGCAGAGAGATCATTGCAGAGAAAGACGATGAAGAAAGGGCGACCGCTTAGAGTTGCCCTCTTTCCTTTTATATTTCGGTTTTGCTTGTGTGGTGGGTATCTTCATTA